AAAGTCATCTAAAACTATGATATCTGAATCTTCTATTTTACTAGATGAGCCGGATCTTAATGTGTGTACTTTTGTAGGATTTAATCTTTCAAATGTTACATTACCATTAACTATATCAAACATATAAATCTCTTCTCCAAATATCAAGGCATCTTTAAATCCTTTCTGGAATAAGTATTTCATATTTAACTTAGAGATGTAATTCTTCATCAATAAGTTTGCTCTCTTTTCTCTTAAATCTTGGTAATCAAAGTTGATGTAATCACCATACTTTATTAATTCTTGTTCCAGTTCTTCATCAGAAACATCCGATTGCAACATTTCCATTAGTTTCTTATCAACTAACTTCTTCTTATCCTCTTTAATTTTAGATAATGTGTCTGGATTAATTATCTCTACTGACCAATCAAACTTTCTCCTCTTTTCTTCACCCACTAGAACATTAATTCTAGGAGTAATAATTGGGTAGTGCTGAATTGCATCAGGTACAAAAAACTTCTCAAGCCCTCCCGGGTTAAGGATTAGTTTCATGTCCTGAACATCTGCCTTACCATTATATAGGTTAAGGTTTATAATTTTATTTTTAAGCTTTCTTCTTATAGCTGAGTTGTTTATATAACTATTGTTATCTGCCCAGTCTAAATGCTTTCTTCTCCACTTTTTAGTTTTTCTCTTGAAAGGAAGTTTCTGCGATGGAAAGTTTGTTAATTCTGACATAATTTTGATTAATTAAGTAAATTTAATACAATATTGCTCTTTTTGCCTTAATTTCTTATAGCTAAAAGACATCTGGGATATCCGGGTCATGCATATTTCCTATTTTATCCATGGCATTCTTCCAATTAAGATCCAAGAATTCATCATCATGAAAGTATAAATCTGTATTCTCTACTCTAGATTCTTCGAATGCATTAGTTAGTTTAGCTCTATCTTCTCTAAGTATCATTACCATATCCATAGCTGACACCCTATCCGTATTTATATCTGGATTCCAAGCTATACATTCCTTGATATATCCAATGCTTCTTATTCTTCTTAGATTAGGAACTGAATATTCTTTGTGCTCCTTAGTGTCTTCATCATATCTCTCCTCAAGGTATGGTGATAACATCCATTGTCTTTGAAGAGTCTTCCCTAGTTTTATTACCTCAGCAGTTGTTCTAGTTCCTTTACTCCTATTCCCGAAGAGGTTTGACTTAACAATCTCCATATCTCTAAGAATATCTGGGCTATCTGCCAACAAGTGTAATGCATTATTATTAGAGAAGTAAGAAAATAATCCTTTTAAGTTATTCTCGTAATTAGCTTCAGCATTATAAAAGGTTGTTAATCTTAAGCAGGTCTCATAAAATTCATCTGCCATGTTAGGCCTACCGGTATATTCTGCAACTATCTTATCTGTCCACAAGTCAAACACTATTATAGAAGCTAAAGACCCACCAATTGTGTAATCATTATCAATAGGGTCAATCCCACAAATATATCTGTTTTGAAATATATTCCCATCTCTATCTTTATTAGGCATTTCGAATATTTCGACAGCTCCACTAGAATCTCTAGTTCCTCTAACTCTAAATGGAAACTCTCTAATTGGAATTGCCTGATTATCATTATTCCATTTTACTAATCCAGCTTCATCATAAGTAAAGTGTCCAACCCAGTGAGAATCCACGAAACCTTGCATCTCCGGCATTATATCTTCTAAATAGTCTCTCAAGTCAGCTACAGGAAATGCTGTCCCCTCTGTCCTCATAATAGCTTCTTGAGGAGTAATAGGTTCCTCAGCCTTAGCTTGGACTATTGCATTAGGATCTGATGATCCTGTTTTAATTGTAGTTCTCTTTTTATTAATCTCAATAAGTGCACCAATAACATCACTGTTGCCATCCTTATCCATCTTGCCTCTAAAGTTTAGGTAAGTTCCAAAGAAGAAGGCACATTTACCTTTTCCATTAGTATTTTTGTCAAACACATTGGGCATAGAATGAATATTGTAACCTGATGAATTGTAGAAGATTTCTTCTAATCCCTCAAATGCACCCCCTTCAACACCACCAGTACCACCTGCCATCATAAATCCAAATGCAAATCCAGATTCCTCTACAGAGGGTTGAGCAATTTTCCATGCTGTTAAGAAGTCATCAAATTTACCAGCTTCTTCCCATAGTACTAATGCACCCCTTTTACCCCTTGCCTTCTGTGGGTCATTCTTTAAGGTAACTCCCATCACTTCATTCAAGACTCCAACTTCAGTACCTCTAGAGTTATCTTTTCTACCCATTCTCCAATGCATATCATTAAGAGAATCTTTCAGGGTTCTTATTCTTGGCCATGGTGTAGTTCCCGCGCACCAGTCTATAACTGACACGAACTTATTCAATATACCATCCTTAGTTAAATATTCTTTCTCATTCGCAATAGCAAATGATTTTACTTTCTTTTTAGCTTTAGCAGTATCTCCAAGTACAAAGTTCTTGGCTAGCATAGTACTAGCTTTTACAGAGTATCCACATCCCCTTCTTTTAAGATTAGCTCCATGCATACCTAGTGCTCTACACTGTTCTACATAATGAAAGAACCAGTAGTCTGCATCATATACATAGGCAAATCCCTCTACCCTGTCAGCTTGCTTAGTTCCTTTCTTAATCTCAGCTCTTAATAGTGGAGCATAATTTAATTGAAAGTAATAATTACCTGGAATCCATTCACCATCACTCTGTCTTATGTACCCTTCTCTACATCTTCTAGCTTCTTCTGCCCAGAATTTAAAATACTCTGAGTTAGGATTTTTGTTAGGAAATATCTTAGTATAACATCCGTGATTCTCAAAATGAATTGCTGCAGGTCTAAAGTAATTCATATCAGTTAAGATATGTGGATTAGTTAAATCTACTGCTATTCTTCCTTTTGGATCAAGCTTTCTTGGCTCTAAATCTGGGTCATCTGATGTCTCTGGAAGTAATGGGTTGTCCCATCTGTCTAAGTCTTTACAATACTTTCTAGTTGGGCTAGCTAAGTTCTGTATAAACATGATACTATCAATTGAGTCTAGTAGGTCTTGCTTCTCTATACGAGGCATTGCTTCTAGTAACTCTGTAGTAAGTTTTGTTTGTATGCTGTTAAATTCCCTCATTAGAAATTACCTTCTTCAAACATTGCAGCAGTTTTGTTACCAGATGAAGCTTTCATTTCTTTCTCTTTGATAACTTCTTTCTCTACTTCATTTAATGCTTTGATTAATTTAGGTATTTTTTCTACAGATGAGGTAATCTTACCTATGTCATGTATAGGTTTATTACTCTTTGGATCTCTCTCATCCATATCAATATTGTCCAAGAATTGAGATATCTTCTTGATTACCAATCTAGTACTGGTTAGTAGTCTTGTACTTGTAGTTTCTGAGATTTGTTTATAGAACTCTATAGCCTTTACATAGTTTTTTCCAGTTCCCTTAAATGCTGGAGGTAATTCCATAAATTTCTTTATTTCATCAATCCTTTCCTGCTCATCTAAGATATGCATAAAGTCACTTCTTTGATCTGACATGTAGTAAATAAACCCAAGATACTTTGCAGCCTTAGTCTTATCTTTACTTTTATCACTATCCCATATTGCCTTAAATGGTGCAATAAGTAATGCTTGTGGACTAAACACCACAACATTATTCTCAATTTCAAATAAATTCATTTCCTCTCTTTAGTTGAAACACCAGGACTCGAACCTAGGCTAGTTGCGTCAAAGGCAACTGTGCTACACATCTACACTATGTTTCATGTTACTATTTCATCTTCAACGGGAGAAATAGCTAACACCTGCAGTCCTTTTGTTTAATAGGTAGCGAAATTCCTTTGTTCACCTTATTTACGATGACTCACATGCACGAAGGGTGACTAAACTCCGGTGAGTAACACAAATCTAATAAAAAAAAGCCTTACTGTCAAGTAAGGCTGTCATACACTTTGTGTTATAGTGGTTTTATTATTATCTCATTAGTGTTTGACACATACATTACATCTCTTTCATTTAGATAAATATATTCAATTCCCTCTACTACTTTGATAGGTAAATCATAGCTGTACTCTTTGTTTACTTTTTGAGCTACTGTATCAGATAGTCTTCTTTTAAAATTTTCTACATTAATAACAACTTCCCATCCTGGCTCAATCTCTCTTACAGATCCTCCTACCGCCAAAACTATTTGTGTATCTGAGAAATCCACCTCTAAGTCTGTATCACCATTTGATCCAAATGATGCAGTTGGTAGATACAATCCATTCTCAGTTAATTTATTTCTTCTCGCTGATAAAAATAAATTATTAAACAATGGCTTAATATGAGGAGGCAAAGTCTCTATTTCTAGAGACTTATTATATAACTCCTCTTTTGTATTGATCTCCTCTGATAAGATGTTATTAGTATCAAGTACAAGTCCAGAGGACTCTCTTTTAGATACATCTCTGTTTCTAAAAAAATCCTTTATTCCTTCCTCTGCAGCCTCTTGCTGTTTGACATTAGATAAATCTTTCATAGGATTACTGTGCTACCGATTCTTTAGATTCAGGCTGTGCATCCGCTGATTCTACAGCATCTTCTTTAATGTGCACTGGCCTGCTCTGTTCTAAAGCAATGGCTAATTGATTAACAGCTCCTCTTGGCTGAGTATCAAGGTATTGCAATAATGCTTGTACTAATTGCATTGAAACTACTACAGCATTAGGCTGTACCATTTCTTGTTCCTTTATTTCTACTTCCTCACTCATGTTTAATTATTTAAATATTAATATTAATTCTACAAATCTAGTAAATTCTATTTTAAAATCCTACTCTTTTCTTTTCTTTTTTTGTATCTCCTTGTAAGCATAGTATGATGCAAACATTTTAAACAGAGACGGCATATTGAAATTAGTCTTTTTATTTATAAACTCCTCTTCAGTCAAGTCTTCTTTTAGGTTAAGATCTGTCAGCTTATCTCTCATAAATTCGTATGGTGAGTAAACTATCTCTTTTGCTTGCTCAAAAGATATTTCATACCTTTCTGCAATCTCTTCTATTTTTTGCTTATCTAATTTTCTAGAATTATGCATTGTTCTTTATATCAAAGTCAAATATTAACTGGAATCCATCTTCAGTCATGTTTGGAACAAGCACACTATTAATCCTATTCCCTTTATCATCTTTAACTAAAACACCTTTCTTTCTAAGTGAAGTTAATAGATTGTTAAAGACTTTGTGATCCATATCTCCTAATTCCTTTTTAATCTTTAATCTAGTTTTCTCGGAAAATAATAATGTGTTTATAAGCTCCGGATTCTCTACCTCTAACGAAAACTCATACCTGTAAAATAACATTAAACTCAATGCTTCAATCTCTTTAGGTCTAAGCTTATGGTAAGGCTTTAAGAATTCTAACCAATATCTAAATATTGACCTCTTGTCTGTGTGAATTCTCTTTATGTTTATGTTTCTTCTTGTTTGCATAATATTTTATTTCTACGCTAAGTGAATAATGTTTCTCAGATTTGTCTGCCACAATAGATGTGTGTACTACATATTTTCCAGTTATCAAGACCTTATTTAAGTCTTCTACAATGGTATGTATCCTGGAGGCTTCTTTATCTACATATTTAATAGTAGATGCAGATTCTTCTTGATAGAAGAGATGTTTACCTTTCCAGTTTCTTGGGTTAAGTATATCTGCTAAAGTTACCATTAATCTAAAAAGTCTTCATTATATTTTTCTCTATAAATCTCCTTCCATTCGAATATTGTTACCGCCGTCTCAATATCT